CATTTATTGCCCCTTGTCCTTTTTCAATTAATGAATATAAATTTGCTCTTGTATATTCGTAGTCTTTTTTGATATCGTTACTTTCTGCCGGTCTCTTTATAAGAGATGGTTTTTCTGTTTCAACAATACTACTTTCCACGTTAAGTGCATCATCAATCGTATCAAAATCAGACATAAGTATCAAATATCAGACTGCTTTGTAGGACTATACGACTTAGAATCTGTAAATGTCTCCCAAGTCTCAGTGAACCCGAAATCATCACCTGGATTAGCATCAATTGGATCGGGTACAGCAGTGTACCTTACCTCTCTCTTTGCTGTCTGAGTATTAGTATCAGCGTACATGTCAACTTGAACCTTACGGATGAGACCTTCAGGATTCTCAGCAACAGGACCAAACAGGTAAGTTTTTGCTGTAAATCGTAAAGTATATATTAAAGCTCTACGTGTAGAGAAGTCTCCTTCGTAATCATCCTGAAAATTAACTGAATTTAATACTACAGGAATATCTCTTTTTTCTCCAATTGATTCAACCAAATCCACAGTAATGTTGAAAGATGGTTGAAAATAAGGAAGTATCTGCTCAACAATTTGGAGAGCATCATCATTTAACTTTGATAGGATACTGAGTTCAAATCCAATATTGTATGGAACAGGCATGAAGACTTTCTTCATGTTACTATTTCCATCAACTGCTTTGAAAGTCTGAGTAATTCCAGATTTTCTAGTTGAGTCGTAAGCAATTGATGTCATTTCAAACGACATCCTAGGCATCGTGATTTGAACTGGTTTGTCCAGATTTGCCTGCTGCTCTAATCTTGCCAGAAACTTTTGTGTTGGACCATATGCCAGAGGAACTTTCAACTGACTCACAACACCACCACTTGAGTCTTTGTGCTTGATATTTAAATCATTAAACAAAGTACCAAAAGATATGATAGTCTTTCTGATAATTTCGTGGTAGTAGTAAGATCCTAACATTAGTATGTTCCGAAGGGATTAGTTTCGCTGAAGTCAATTAGACTATCTGCTTGTGTCTCAAATTCATCATTGTCTCTGTATTTATCGGTCTCAGTGTTTGCCACACCAGTATTCTTAATGACATAGGCAGCACCAGACTTAGCACCAGTAAGGGTTTCTCCAGCATAGAAGTAACCAGAAGTAAGACCAACACGAAGAATATTTGTGTCTGCATCCCATCTCTTAACCCTACCGGACATACCAGATCTAGATCCAGTGATGACCTCATTAAACCAATAAGTTCCAATACCAGTTGTTGCAGCAGAACCAATAGTTACAGTTGGAGCAGATCCTAAGAATCCAGCACCAGCATTGACAATTCTAATTTCACTGATAGTTCCTGCAGCAGATACAACTGCTCTAGCACTAGCAGCAATGGTTGGAGACAGAGCAGGTGCAGCGATAGAAACTGGTGGAGTCGTAGTAAATCCACTACCACCGTCAGTAATTGTGAAAGAAATCACACCTCTATGAGCGGTTATAATTCCACAAGTAGCAGCAGCACCAGTTCCACCACCACCACTAATCGTAATTGTCGGTGCTACAGTATATCCTGTGCCTGCATTAGTCAGCAAGATTTCTGATATGGAGGTAATGTTATTTCTGGTTGTTGTGATTGCCACTGCTGTAGCGTCAGTTCCACCAGAAGGTGCTGTTGTAATCGCTACAGTTGGTGTGCTGGTAAATCCAGATCCATCATTATCAAGGAATATCTTTTGGATATATCCTGTGCCTACAGATGCTGTCGCAGAGGCACCAGAACCCGTTGAGAACATCGTAAGGTCGAGAATATATCCCTGGTCCTCAAGAACTGTATCAATGGCATCAATAGAGGTGTCAAAGACTTCATCCTCATACTCAAAGAGTTCACATTTGAGTTCATAAACATAGTTCTTACCCAATTGATAAAATGGGTTTTCATGCTCAACGAATTTAACTTCAAACAATCGTTTGCCAAGTGGGAAATAAATTAAATCTCCCTCTCTAGGTCTTCCTGCAACTTCAATCTCTTGATCACTTTCATCATCCAAGAAAGGTGAAATAAAATCTTCAAATCTCTCTCTAGATACTGTGACTGTCAACTCATCTCTGAGACTGACGCCAAACTTGGTCATAAGGTCACCAGCACCACTATAACCATCATATGTGTTTACATATGCTTCCAATAAAAAGTTATCATCAAACTTGGAGGATTGTACTTCTTCAATAATTGTCTGTTTACGTACATACTTTCTGGGAATGTATGTTACTTCAACACCATATATCTTGAGTTGTTCGTTAATCAACTCTTGTACCAATCTTTGTTCCCCAAAGGAACCTTGTAGGAAAAAGGGATTAAGTGCCATTAGCCAATAAAGTCAAGAGGTGGTAGTTCGTATTCCATTGCCATACGACTACGAATATCAGCAATTTCCCTTTCACCGTCGTCGTAATATTGTCTTCCGTTAAGTTCAATTCCTCCAGGTAATTTGGTTCCACCAAACTTAATCATATTTGCTCCCCACTGCCTTTTAATTAATGCAGTAAGATATCTCTTAACAAAACTATCATTATAGATTTGTGTGAAACTTTGTGGGTCTAATGCCCGATGACAATCAATAACGATATAATCGTCCTCAGTTACACTGCCCCAATCAATATCAAGATACATTCTATCCTGACGCTTGTTAAATCTAATTTGCTTATCAGGAGTCAATAGGAAGTCGATGTCCTCAAGATAAGTCTTAGTCATCGCATATTGTAACAACTCTACAGAGTTGAAGTAATACAAATCATTCAAGAATAACTGATATTTGATACTGAACATTCCTCCAGAAATGCTACTGGTATCAAATTTAAAAATCTTTTCAATACCAATAACTGAGTCTGGTACTTGAATAAAGTTAGATGTCTCGTAAAAATTTGAGGTTGTTGTTCCATATCCACTAATGGATGTGGATGTTGCACTGGTAGTTACAATACCTGCGGTATTTGTGCTTGAAGCATTATTAGTTGCTTTTCCTCTATCAATATCTGCCTGCGTAAACTTATACTTGAGGTACATCCTCTCAACACCATCATAGTGACGCTCTTGAAAATACTGAATAGCATCATCAACCAAATCGTCAATTTGGTCGTCATCAACGTTGATCTCCAACACAGGAGCACCAAGTTGTCTTTTACAGTAATCAATCAGCCCTTGGCGTGTTGACGGTTTTGCCATTAGAATGCCTCAGAATCTATATTTTTAGTAGTTCTTTTGGGTTTTCTCAACTTCACCAACTCATTCTCTTGTTCAGTAAGTTGTGATGATAAAGATTCTACTTGTTGAGTTAAAGTAAGAACCTTTGCTTCCATAGCAATTGATTGCGATAAAAAATCATTAACTTTCTTTTGATATGTAACTATCAAATTTTTAATCTCAGATTCATTCATAATTGATATAAAAAAAGGTGGGACTCGCCCACCTGTATTTATAAGTTGTACTTAACCTTAGAACGAGCCACCATCTACAGTTATATTTTCCAAACTTCTTGTAGATCCACTACAAGAAATAACTGATTGACTGTTTCCTTGACAATCACTGACGGTCAATGCTCCAATCTCAAGGTTAGCATAAGAGATACTTCCCATAACGCTTGAGGTTTCAGAAACTTCATCAGCGATGACGATTCTTCCAGCACTATCGTCCCAGAACATAGCAGCGGTCTTAGCAGAACCACTGTAGTAGTGCATTACAACACCAACGTCAATGTTGGCATCAGAAGAAGGTGCTACCAGAGAACCCCCACTGTTGACAAGACCAACTTCAATCAGGGAGTCTTCAACCTTTAAGGTCTCAGTATTGATAATAGACTGAGCACCTTTTACGACAAGGTTTCCATCAACCGTTAATGTTGATGCAATGGAAACATCACCAGTGCTGTTTGTAATGGTGATGGCAGATGTTCCGTCCTTTGCTTTAAGGTTTGTTGCCTCAACTGATGTAACATCAATTGTGTTAGCAACTGTCAGAACATTACTTGCGAAGGTAAGGTCTGCACTATCTTGAAGAGCACCTGAAGTTCCTGCAAGAACGACTCTAGTGTTTGTAAGATCACTAACTGTTGCGGAAGAAAGAACGGTTTCTGCACCAGAAATGTTGGCACCACCATTGAAGTCAACGGCACCAGTAACAGTCAGACCAGCACTAACAACTGCGTCTTTAGTAACTGCAAGGGAGTCAGTGATTGTAGCATCACCAGTTACAGTAAGAGTTGAACCATCAAAAGTAAGATTTGCACTATCCTCAAGAGCACCAGAAGAACCGGCAATAACAACTCTGTTATCTGTCAGATCGCTGACAGTTGCTGAAGAAAGAACTGTTTCAGCACCAGAGATGTTAGCACCACCATTGCCATCAATCTGACCGGTGAAGGTAGAAACACCACTAACAGTAATACCTTCCAGGAAAGTTGCTTGGAAGTTGTTGTGAACTACGTTAGACTGAGAAGCAACTGCATTACCCATCAAAGCATGGGCAGAGCACTGATAATGAAGAACCTGAGGTGTTGTGTCAGTTACTACAATTTCAGTGTAAGCGTTGGCATTACCAGGAGTGCCGTTAGTTGTTACGTTTGTGGTGTATTGTGTGGTTTTTTGTGCTTCTAGATAGAAGCGAAGTGGATGACTACTGTTTGAACTATCTGACTGATCAAAGCGATAAGTCTTTCCAGGAAGAAGTGTAATGAAAGGAGACTGAACACCATCAATAAAGTATCCAGATCCGGAACCATTACCAAAGTATCTGTGATCTGCTGTCTTAGAAGCAACAGTAACTGCATAGTCTACTCTTGTAGAACTAGCAGTGCCTACAATAGATTCTGTTCCATAAAGAGAACCGCCAGCATAGATGTCTCTCCACTGCTTGGCAAGTTCACCCAAATCATAAGTCTTGGTTACATTAGGAACAAGACTTGAAACGAATTCACCTGCTACATTGATATCGTCAGTATCAGCATCACCAAGGTTGATTGTTCCACCCTTGAATGTTGCTACGCCGACGAATTCGGCATATCCCTGAACGTTTAAATTTCCACCAACAGTTACGTTCTTGTTAACGCCAAGACCACCGTCAATTTGAACGGCACCAGTATCGGCATTACCAAGAGTATTGTCAGTGGTGTTAGAGAATGTTGTAAAACCTGAGATATTTGTGCTACTATTAATATCTACAAGAGATGTATTAAATGTAGCGATACCTGTAAAGATTGGGTCAGCAGAACCACTGCCCCAACTTAAGGTTCCATTTCCATCATTGGTAAGAACACTACTTGCCCCACCTTGAGTACCGGGGAAATAGTAAGTAACGATACCAGCAAGAGATGCTGGAGATGCGAGTGTAATATAACTCGTTCCGTTATTCGTACCTTCTACAAGGTTGACACCAGATCCACTGGTAGCACCTTCAATGGTCCAGAATCTACCTGAACCTACGAATTGATTGTTTGAAGTCGTCGAGTCAATACCGACGTAGAGGTCATATTTGTCGGTTGTAAAACCTGGCTCACCTGCCCTCAATGCTGGCAAATTACTAAAGAGACCTCTCTTGAACTGTAAAACAGGAGCAGCCATCTTGTAAAATTCTTACCTTTTTATCTATTTAGTTAAAAAATTACCTACTCATTAAAAACTACCATAATCAAGAGAATCATCATCAGTGCCATCAGCAAGGTCTAATATATCAGATGGGGATACATGAACATACTCTGATCCGTTGAATAATAATACTGTATTATTTCCTCTGCCAGAAATATTCACATCACCAACATTTTGCATTTCATCAACTGTGCCTACAGCAGCAGATTGGTTTGACGCTACTACTTTTATGGCATTTGTTTGACCAACTCTAACAGTTGTTGTATTGTTATTAGTTTTGACTCTAATATTTGCCATTAGAATTTCGTTGCTCCAGCGCGTACTAGGACCATACCTTCAATTACTCTAGTCATAACACCAGCACTATCAGTCATCACAACATCATAAACATATCTACCATCTTTCAGATTGGCAGTTTGAGATGTCGTCAAACCAAGTTTGACTTGACCGTTTGTTGCTGCGCCGTAAATAGATGAAGTAAATGTAGTAACACCTGATGTAGCACCTGGATGCTTCCTCATCTGGGATTTAAATGTATAGTTAGTCAGGTTCAACACAGAGTTAGATGTCCCATCTTCAAGAGTGAAGACTTGACTAAAATCTGTGCTTTGATCAATTTGAATATTACTGACGTATACTGCCATTTTTCAAAGGTATTTTAAGTATTTAGGAAGGCAGTCCTATTACACTGACAACTTCCTGTTGCTTGAAATATAATTTTGCGTAAGATTTGCAAATATTTTGAAGTTCACCAATATTATCACACTCGTCAATTAGTCTTGCCTGTTGCTCGTAGGCAAACATTTTAGACATTGTTTCAAGTTTGATTTGATCGGGATCCATTGATAAACTCCGTGAGAAGGGACTTGATTTCATCTATATCCTTCCGCATTTCATCAAGTTCTTGTTTTTGACGATCGCGGTTAGATCTCATCTTAACATACTCATTATAAGCTGTTGTATCATTATTGACAACGGCACCTGTATCTGTGCGGTACAGGTGCTTATGATCTTTGACCTTTTTCATCATGCGAGAGCAATAACTCTAAAGTCCTTGAACTTCGGTGCTTTTGCTTCATTAGTTCCACTCATAACAATCTTGATTCTAAATCCATTAAACTGAGCAAGATTATCAGCACTAAACTGATAGTCTATATATTCACCATCTGTGCTCGCACGAGTGAAAGCGTCTGGTCTGCCATTGTTAAGAACAGAATCAACTACTTCATCACCAAATCCATCACCATTTGTATCTGTCAGATTATCAAATCCAGGGAACAATTCAAATGCTTGTTCAATACCATTAGAATCAACTCTAAAGAGTTCATAAAGAACTCTAAAGTCTGCTGAAGAATGACGGTATGCAGAAACAAGGACTTTGAGAGATGTTGCTGGTTGTGCAAGATCAGTCTTTTTAGAAATATAATACGCAGTATGTGGATCTTCTGTAAGAGAATTTACTCTTCCATCATTTGCATAATCAGAAATTGGATTATTTAACCTATTTCTACCAAACAGAATTCCAGATCCCTGAACATCAATAACTGGAGATAGATTTGGATCGGTCGTGTTCATACTGACGGCAAGAGTCAGGGACTTACTATTAGGAAGATCTGATAGTCTTGTCGTTTCGTTGATTCTAGAAGCAACCATTCTTGGAGTGCTCATCCGATTCTCATTGTTAAGAGAAATATTTTCATATCCCTGATCAAGGAATGATACTTCAGAACCACCAGAACTAGTTCCTGTGACAGTTCTAATTTGAGAAGTTACGGTGGTGCTCTCTGTTGGCGTGAATACGTTCAATCTTGGAGTAATTTCATCAAACTGAATATTACTTGAAGAGAACACAACTGGACCGCCAACACTATTTTCATCAGTGAAACTAAGTTGATTATCTCCAGTTGTTCTTGATCCACGATCAATCTGCAGATGATAAGTATCAAAGTCTCTAGCGTTCTTTAAAGTAGCATCACTAGGCATATTATGTTGCTTATTGATTCTGTGAAGAGAGATTCCGTTCAACTCATAAGTAAAGATTTGATCATTAAGGTCATGAGATCTCTTGAGAGAATTATCAATACCTCTTGTGCCAATTCCAAGTGTTCCAGCACCACCAGCACCGGCAGTAATAGAGTTGTAGTAAATGATTTCGTTATTGACCTTGGCATAACCAGTAGAAGTGGAAATGCCCTCAAATGTTGCAAAGAGTGATGTATTAGCAACCGAAATAGTTGTATCGCTCAATCCAAGTGCTGCATTTAGAGTAGTCGGAGTTGTATTGGGTTCAATATCTGCAAGAACAACAACATTGTTGTCTGCATGAAGACCATGATTGGTTTGTTGAACCTCAAGAACTCTACCATCATAGAGATTGCTGATTACACTAGAATTTCTAATTGTTGTATTAGCATATGCAACTGCAACATCGGAAGAACTATAAACGACAAGGTTCTGTCCTTCAGTAAACTCTTCACCCTGAACATCAGTCAGATACAAGGTATCTTTTCCTGTGATATTCTTAACTGAGAATTGTGCACCACGACCTCTGGTAACATCAGAAGTTGTAATTCCAAGAACATCACCAACAACGTATCCATTGCCAGCAGTCGTCACATGTGGATTTCCATCAAGTGTATTACTTGAGATCGTGACAATGCCAATAGCTCCAGTTCCAGATCCGGTGACAGAGTAGAAATTGACTCCAGTATACGTTCCATTACTGTATCCTGCACCAACTAAATTGCTAGTTGTGTTAGCAATGTTTCCACCAACCTGCTCAATATTACCGGTAATAGCAGCAGAAGATGTATTATCACTTACCTTTTTACCGATGGTTAGAATACTATCCATTACAGAAGTTGTTGTAATACCAACCTTCAGTTTTCTTGGAAGTGTCTTAACTGGATTATTAATAAGTTTTTCAGTTAAATCACTTCCACTTTCAAGAGAGGGATTGTAGAAGTAACCAATACCAGGTTCTGTAATGAAGTTTGCTTTGTTTAATGTGAACTTCATATCTTCAAACTGACTTGCAGTCCAGATAGTTCCGTTTTGAGACTTGAATAAACTTCCTCCAATATACTGCTTTGTTACGATGACACTTTCAGCATCAGGAAGAGTGGACAGATTTACAGTCCTCTCACCCATTCTTGCTACCCAAACTTCATATTCATTAGTTGTTGGTGCAAGAAGAACAAAGCAATACTCAGTGTCTGGTTCAAGATATACTGGAGAGGGGAAAGTAATTTTAGTTGGAACTGTACCGTCACTTGAAACATTAATTTGAGATGGTTCAAGAGTTACCTGTGCATAATCAGCAACCAATATATTTGTTGGTGTGCCCAACTCCATGGTTCTAATTTCACATCTTATTTTTTCATTTTCATCTTTGCTAGCAAAAAATACGTCAAGACTTGTCAGGAATGCTCCAGTTTCGTCAACCGTAAATGATTGTGCTAAAGGATCATCATCTCGCACAGGAGGTCTTGGTCTGCGGAAGAATTCTGTGACATTTCTAGTTCTGCGAACGGTTTCTACAGTTCCTCTGGCAGTATAAGTGCCTTCACCAACACTAAATCTCAAACTTCCGGGTAGAGGTTCAGCATTAGAAGAGCTTGATGTAAGTTTGAAAGTCTTTTCTCCTGTAGTAAATGTAACTGCTGGTGTTGGAGAAGCAAGGGGATCTCTGAAGAAGAATGATCCTGTTACATCGCCAAAAGTATCAGTTATTAGTCTGATGTCCGAAACTTTTGCTTGTGCCCCACTTGTTACACCAAGTAGAACCATATCCTTCACAATACGTCCATTAAATGCTCCAAGAACATCTTCCATTAAAGAGTTAATATCAATATTCAGAACTGTGGAAGACGCAGAATATACTTCAGGTAAAGTTAAACTTCTATTGTATGGATTTAAAGTGTATTTTGTAGAAGGATTCGTTATTGAACCAGACTTATGATTAGGATTACAAATTCTTGCAGAGAAAAGTTGTCTAGATCCAATAAAACCTCTAACAGTCTCTCCTGCCTGGAAGACCCCAGATGTCATGGAAATTTCAGTTAATTTTGGAATAATATCCAAATCTGTACTACTTTCAAAGAAATTGTAATGTCTTGTTAGAGGTCTTAAACCAGTTGCTTCAAACTGTACGTTCCTAGATCTGATATGTGTATCAGCAGTTCTACTCTCTATGCTAGTGCTAATACTAGATAGTTCTCTCCCTCGTCTGCCATTTCTCCAATCAGTAGAAACTCTAGTAACTCTTTCGCCACCATCAATTGTAACTGTTCGTGTCCAACTATCTTGAGCAGGAGAAATGTTGATCGCACCTGTGAATGCGACCATATTGAATGGGTTTACATTTTCAACTCTAGATGCGAGAGGTTGTTTAATCCACTCTTTATTGTCATACTTAAGTGTAATCAGATCACCAGTCTTCTGAGTATTTGGATCAAGAAGATCAAAGTTTAAGTCAAAACCACCAACAGTAGGAAGACCAGAAGCAATTTCTGGTTTAAGAGTAAAGTAATCAACTGGTGCTCCGAGTTCATTATTTTTAATTCCAGACTCGGACTTGTCCTCCATTCTTTGATTGTCAGCAAAATCATCAACAAAGAATCCAGACTTAAATCTATCTAAACCGTCAGCATCCCTAACTTGAAGTGTTTTTGTATCAAGTTCAAGGAGAGATAGCGATGTGAGAGTTTCTAAAGTTTCAACTCTATCCTCAATTTTACCAATATCTCTCATCGTATATCTTCTGTTATCAGTAAAGGTTAATACTGCATCAGAAGTATCATATAAGTATGCTGGCAACTGAATTCTTGCCAATTCCATCATGTCTCCACCAATTTCAGGATCTTTTGGATCCTCAGCACTAGTTCCTCTTACAACAGCAACATTTCCTTGAGTGGTAAATACTACTTTATCAATTCTTGGAAGGTAGTAACTAATTCCAACTAAAGAACTTTCATCTGGAGCAACTAAAAGAGTTGGATTAGTTCCTGTTGTAGCGAAAGTTCTTGCAGTATAATCAAAAGGAGAAAGTGTGGTGGAAGTAAAATCAGAAACTCTAGGTCTAAAGTCTAAGACATCGGATGCTCTAAGTTCTCCTGCTAGTGGAATGTCAGATTTAAATCTGGCAGCATCGTAAGAATTGACTGTATATACGTCACCAGTATCATTAGTTGGAATTGTATAATGATTGTAAATTATTAACAGTTTTCTTGATGGTGTATAATTTAAATTTTCTCTACGTACAATTCTTGAGTAATCATAGAACTGTTCTTTGACACCTTTGTCAAGAGTGTAGTTATTTGTAACATCTTGATAATTTCCAAGTCCAATAACTTGTAATGGTGCAATAATACCAGATTCTTCAAATGTTACGTTTTCTCCAACAGTAAATTTATCATCAGTTAAGTAAATAATTTCAACCTTAGTTGCTGAAGATCTTGTGACTACTTGAGCGATAGCATTACTTGTAGATCCAACGACTCTTTCTCCTAAAATTGATGCTGTGTTGAGTGCTAATCCAGCAGGGAACTCAAGAGAATCTAAGGTTGGAATAGATGTTCCTAATGATTCATAAACAGCGACAACTTCTGCAACATCAGGAACATTCAGAGAAATTTCTCTATCCTGAATTCTAGTTCCATAAAAATCACTTTGAGAAGTTTGAGAGATGGATGTAGATACTCCAGTAGCAGACTTAGTTACTTCTACTTTTGTGCTTCTCGTATATACTTTGTCTTTGTTGGTGATTCCTATTTTTTTGACAGTAGTATTTACTGTCACATTGCTTGATTGAGATGCGGTGAGACCAGTAAACGTAATAACTTGACCTGCAGAACTGAGAGAAACTTGGTCGCTTGTTAAAGTTTCAATAGATCCGTCATTATAATGAATGCTATATCTTTCTTGATCAAATGTCTCAAAGAGGGAACTACTAATGCCAGTTGCAGTAACGTTTATTGAAAGAGATCCGGTAGAGCTGGTTGACTGCTCTCTAATTTGACTGGAAACTAAAAGATTAGAAGATCCCAAATCAACCGAAGAAACATTTTGTTCTTCAAGAGGTGCAAACAATCCACCACGCTCTCTAACAATAGGTACACCTAATGTAAATGTTCCTGTGAAAGTAGAACCTGGGAGACTACCATCACAAACATTAGTTCTATCCTGCTCAGCAACCAAAGTGACTTGAGTTTTGGCAGAATTAATTGCAGAAACTCTGTTAAACGTTTCATCACTAGTTCCAGCGATCTGATATCTAACAATATCTCCAACTTTAATGTTGTTGAAGAACTTGCCTGGGCAAGTCATAGCACCAGCAGTACTAATTTGAACCGTGTCTGCTATGCCGAATCCGGTAGGAAGTTTTCTTTCAAGAATAGTATCAGCAATAAAATCTCTCTTCAGTTCAGAATTCAGTGCTGTAGAATTTTGATAAATTGACTTGACATCTTCAATAGTGTAAGTTGTGAGACTCGTAATTGAACGAGAAATTTCTTTACTCTCATTAATTAAAAGTTGCTCACCAACGATGAAGGTTCCTGATGTTTGCATCAGGGTAATATTAGTCGTTCCGGCAGGAGCACTCTGTACATAACCAGAAGCACCACTACTTACACCTCTAATGTAAGAACTGACAGGCATGTCAGCAGTCAAAGTATTTTCATTCAAACTAATAGTAGTATATGTCTGAACATCAAAAAGATATAAATCCCAAGATGTAGAAAGATCTACTTGAGCAGAATCTGTAAGACTAAAATTATATACTCTTGCTTGACCAATTTCAGTTCCAGTGGCAGCAGTTGTAGATGTTCCTCTTCTTTGACCCTGAAGTCTTACAATATTACTATTATTATTTACACCAAATAATGGAGTTCCCTGAACATTATTAACACGAATCAAAGTTCCCATTTCAAAAGGAACCAAAGAATTGGATATTGTTCTGATATCCCTTGGTTTCTCTACATCAATAATTTTAGTGGCAGTATTTTCTACGTCATATCCTTTTACATACGCCTTTCCTGCAGAAACAGAAACTGCCATCGTATTTTCAGATGGGACATTTCCATCATCTGTGGATTGATTTGAGAAAAATACTCCTTCATTACCAAGTCTGTCATTTAAAGACTCTTTGACTTCAACATCAAAATTATCAAGAGAATAGTTGCCAGATTCTTCAAAAGTTCTCTTAGCAAAATAGTCTCTAATTAAGTTGTAATTAGATTTATTTTGAAGTTTCTTTAATTCACCACCCTGAATTCTAACAAGTTCTACAAAAGTCTTATCATCATTATCTGTTAAGAGTTTCTTAGATAATGTTAGACTTATTTTTAATCTATCTGCTCCAGGAGCAGCATAGTTAGAAAACCCTTTAGCATTGTCATATAAAGAATCATCATCTTTCGCTGTGATGATCTCTTCATTAATAGTTAAACCAACCCTATAAGATGATGTGTTGGAATATGGATCTAAAAATATCTTATCAGATGAAACATCTACAAAAGTTCCTCTGATAAAATATACTCCAGAACCAATTGATACAGAACTGGAGACAGACGTAGCATCTTCACTAATCAGCGATGCTACAGTTTCACCCGAATTGACAGAAGTATTTCCGTAAGTGAAGGAATCCTCTGTAATTAAAACTTCTCCGTCCTGGAACGGTTCAACCTGATTATTATCTCCAGATTCAATATACTTTACAAATATAGTTGGATTCGTTATACCAGTTAAGTCTGATACATTTTCATAGCGGTCAACCTTTGCAACGATGCCAGATGTTTGACCCTTTAATCTCTTTCCTACAAGATTTTTACCGTATACTGAAATGTCAATACCTAGATGGTCAGCATTTAACTTAACAGCAGGATATTCAGAATCATACGCAACATTTCCTGGGATCACCATTGATCCCTCTTTGAACATATGACTTCCAAACGATTCTATTTGATTCTGCAGAATTGTCTGCAGAGTCGTCAGTTCTCTAGCCTGAACTGGAAATCCTGGTTTGAATAAAACCTTGTAAAAATTATCATCCTTACTGAAATCATCAAAATAAGGATTGATATTGAGATTAGTTTTCTGTGGCATCGTTTAGAATTCCAGGATGATTTTAACGTCTTCTTTTTGTCTTGAGTTTCTGGAGATTGCTGGACGATTGTCAATATAGACAATATCTCCCGACCCTTTATTTATCTCAGGATTGGCAATCCCGTTTGTAATTTGGGTGCCAATTGAAATAAGTTTTGTTCCTGTTGGGTTTGTAGTAATACCAGTAAATCCAGTATCAATAGAACCCGAGAAACCTCCAGTGGTAGTGACTGCGTTTGAATTTGAAGCAAACTCATACAGTTTACCGTTGGTAGAAACACCAACATAATCTGTTTGATCAAATGTAGTTTGATTCAAGAAAGCATTTCTATCTTGGAAATACTTCAATACTTTAGTTTCATTATCAAATGAAGCAACAAAACCAACTGCTGTCCCGCCTGTAACACTTTGACTAATTTTATCACCAACAGATACTGTTCCAGTAACTGAAGTAAATTTCAAGGCACCCAATGAAGAGAACTGATTTTCATCAAATACTGTTGTAGATCCAATAGAAGTTGGATTTTTAACAATACCAATTTGTGCGAAAGTTACATCAGTTGGAAAATCTCTTGTAGAATCATCAAATCTTGCATAAACAAGAACCTTATCCGCACCAAGTTCCTTATAAAGGTCATGACCATGACCCTTTGATGGTGGAATAATTGGAATCAGTTTTGCTTTAGTGCTGGAGTTAGAATTAATTGATCCAAGATCAACAATTCCGTAAGAATAATTTTTTCCGCCAGAAGAAACTACAGTATTTGTAATTTTACCGTTGACATCAACATCAACAATAACTTTACCGCCAGTTCCATCACCTAAAATATTGACTTCATGAGAACCTTGAGAATATCCTAATCCCTGTTGGTCAATATATACTTTCTTAATCTGATTCTCATTAGTATCAGAGTCACCGTTATTTCTAACAGCAACTATCTGAGCATCTGTTGATGTAGACCAATTATTTGGAAGTGAAATATATTCGGTAGAATCAAACTTGATAATATCACTTGGAGATACAGTGAAAAGATATTTCCAGACATATCCATCGCCACTTACACCTGCTTTTGATGGTTCAAGGTCAGTGAAAGTTGGTTCATCAAGAGAAGCATTTCCTGTTGTACTAATTCCAGAAGAACCATTATCAATAACAGTGTACACTTTGAACTCACTATTCATTACATAGTAGTTCGCATCATAAAGTCTTGCAGACTTTGTGGTGGGTGAGAGATTCTTGAGACTGTAATCGTGACGATACATCTCATACTTTGTCCCTCTAGTCCAATCAACTCTCCTTACCAGTCTTCTGACATTAGCAGAGGAGACTTTCTTACCAAAAGACATATTGTCACCAATAAAATTGGCATAATCAATATTATCAGTGGGACTAGGAGTATTTGTGTCCCAGTCTGTAGTTCTTCCAAATCCAACTATAGAAGGATTGGATAGACCAACAAAAACATAGTAAGAGTTTGCAGAACTAGTGACGGAATCTACAAAGTTTCCCGCATTTAATATTCTAAACTGATCGGTTACAATTGCCGCCATTGTTGCTAGCTTTTTTCTATATTTATAACTATCCCAGGTCCTTTCTGAGAGAACCATTGTCTCTCAAACCGAATCCCCGTCTTTGGATAGTGGGGAATGTTGACAATCCAGCATCAACTCTCAAACCAGTAACACCGATAGCAATTGGAGAAGATGCTCTGCTAAATCCAGAAAGTCTACCCCAAGAGAGTGTTCCTTGTGGGACCGTCAGACTACCCGTTGTGGTGAGACCCGCGTGCGTAGTTGTAGAAAGAATGTTACAAGTAGCAACTCCAGTTGTTGCAGTTAAATGAAGATCATTGATGATGTAAACATTGTCCAGGAATGTTGTTCCAATAGCAACGATTGAATTATCAGAACCATTGATGGACCTTACACCATTACCAACACTGGTGTTCTTGACGAAAATTGGATAACCTTCCTGAAGTCCTGTGGTGCTAGATGCTGTGAAACTAAATGCAAGGGCAAGAGCATTTCCGCCGGTTCCGACTGCTGTAGTAATACCAGTAATCGTTGCAGCAAAACCAGCAACAGCAGTAATTCCAGTCAAAGCTTCAACAGAAAGTGATGGTGTAGAAACCAGAACTTGTGGAGGTGCTGTGCGTGTATAACCAAAACCAGCATTAGTTACAGAAGCAGAGTTGATAAAGTCGTTGACAATAGCGACTGTACCTGTAGCAGTTGTACCAACACCAACACCCACTGCCTTCGGTGCAGCAATCTTAAGTGTTGCTGAACCAGAATAACCAGCACCACCTTCGGTTACATCTAAAGAACTGATCGTTCCTGTGGAAGAAACTACAGCAGTGACGGCGGCAGATACATGTTCTGTTGACGTGTTTACAAGCAATCCATTGACACTAGTAATATTGATAGAAGACTCATTTTCCTCATAATTGAAGAATTGTGCGTCATCAACAAATATTTCAGTTGCAGATGCGGAAATGTCACCAATAACTCTTGCAGTAGGATAGACTTGACCTTCAATGGAATCTCTTGACTTATTAACAAGCTCACCACCAAGTCTCTGATCCACCTTCTTCTTAATCCAGCTAAGTGGTTTGAAGTTAGTTTCATCAATACCAAGACCAGCGTAGATGTTTGTTTCTACTTTGTCGGAATTATTGATATTGTAAATTGTTCTAGGATCTTGAGCAAGACTATTATCAGTCTTCTGCATCTGCAGAAGATCTCCAGTTTCAACGGTAGTGTTAACATTTACGCTGACACTATCAGTCCCTCTAGTTCCTCTATAGAAGAAGATATCAATATTATCATTTGAAGTTGGTGCAGTTGTGAATACAATTGACGTACCACCAACAAACTGATAATGAACATTTGGTTGCTGGATAACACCATTTACATAGATTAGAAGAACTGCTTCAAGATCAATTACCGAAGAGTCTGGATTATTCTTATCAACTTCAAAACTTAGAAGTTCACCCTTATAATTCAGTGGGAATCTGACACGAGATCCATCAATAAGATCAGAGATAGAATCAATGTAATCAAGTTCACCAAATTGCCAAGCGGCAAATTTGTCGTTAAAGATGTCCAGAACTTCAAATTCTGGTTCATTTACCATAGAAGGAAGACCTTTGGCAGTTACAAGACCAACTGGTTTGAACTTGTCACCAATTCTAAATCCATATCCATTTCTAGCAATCTTGAAGTTTTTAACCTCAAAGAGAGTAGAACCAATTCCAACTGCTGTTATAGCAGCACCAACTTCAACATTAAGAAGGAGACCACTACCAGAATCAGTTGTTGTACCCTGACCAAGACGTGAAACTCCGACGATTGGGAGATTTTCGTAGGAAGGTGAAGGAATATTGATAGTTGGATTATAACTGTATCCAGTTCCTCCGTTAGTTACATTGAATGCTAGAGATCCACCAGCACCAACTGTAACTGTGACAGCAGCAGCATTGCCACTATGATTTGGATCAGTGATACCAATAGCAACAGACCCACGGTATCCAGAACCAAGAATATCAGTGGCACCAGCTCCAATGGATTGAATTACACCACCAGAGACAAATGCTGTTACAGAAGCGCCAACAAGAGGAGCAATTCCAAGACCTTGAGTAGATCCAAGTGAAACGATCATTCCACCTCTCGGAAGTTGATTCTTGTTTACATCAGTTTCTGAAATAACAAGATCATCATTTGAATCTTTTACGCCAGTGAAAACTACATTGGAAGCACTACCACTCTCTGTGAAACTGTAGTTTCCTCCAGTATTGTTATCAGTTGTTGGAGTTTGGAACATGTTGTTGATGAACACCAAACCACTACCAGTTTCAATGCCTGTTGTATTAGCACCACCAACAGTCAGACGATAAGTTGCACCAATACCAGTAAACTGTCTGGTGATGTCGTCGTAAATTTGGTTAGATGCATAATCATTTCTCAAATATACTCTACCATTAAAGGTAGACTTATGGAATGGAATGTTGCTATTATCAACCAGTTCTTGAGTGTTACCTCTAGGTGCTTCAGTGAAGTGAATCTTACTTCTAGTCATATTGTAAGATCCTTGGAACACTCTGATAGTAGATCCGTCAGTATGTGTGGTTGCCAAAGTTCCAACAAATCCTCTCTCAGTCTTGACAACGTTAAAGGAACCTGTTCCTGTAATAGGTCCGATAGTTGTAGTTCCAAGACCTACAGCGTTAACCTTAACAAACTCATCATCAACCTTTAGAACATCTCCTGGGAGAATAGAGGAGATTCCAGAAATGCCAAAGTATGTTGCACCAACAGAAATAGATCCACCGTTATTATTAAGAGTATAGTTAATTGGAGTGAATGCCAAAGGAGATCTTGAAACGCCATCAATGGTAATCAGAGACTTCTCAAGTTTCTTCTCCATTTCAAGGGTGTGACCATTTCCACTACCAGCAGAGTTGAACGTGACTGCTGCACCAGTCTTGCTTGTGGCAAGTTTAAATTCATTATTATTGGTTTTGATAGCATAAACAGTAGATGGAAGAATATTACCATCAGACATAACCATTGATGTATGAGCACCACCAATGAAAGTAGATCTTGGTGTATATGTTAATTTTTCACGATCACTAAAGAAGTGATCAGCAATTGTAAATACACCCGTTCCCAGATTGACCACGGTAGAAATTCCAGGATTGAATTGCTTTTCAAATACTGGAACACTATTGTGCTTGACATCAAAGTCAACCTTGTTAGTTCTATCACCATTAATAGAATCAAACTGAGAGGTTTTCAGTTGTTCATTTGCAGATCCATAAGTCAATGTTGCAGGAACATTGTCCAAATCTTTTTCTGTTTGAATAATTTCACTGTAAATTTGAACGGTGATGTCATTGCTAATGTTGGCATCTGGGTGGAATATCAGAACAAAGTTACTACCGCTGATATCAGCACCGAATGTACCAATACCCATGGTGCTGCCGATAGACAAATGTGGATATTGTACCGTGAAAGCATTTGTGTCATTATGATTGAATAATACCTGATGCAGTGCAGATGTATTACCATAAGATACTTTTGCAGTAGATTTGACTGTTGTTACATCTGCCTTGTCATAGGTTAATACTGTAGAAATTCCAGTCCCCGAGAATGTAGAGAATTTCGTTTCAAGGCGACCTTCTTTAACGGAACTATCTGGTTGACCACTAGCTTTGAAAATATGTGTACCAATACCAGCACCGACTGTATTAAACCCAACAATTCTGGAGCGAACGAGAACGTCATTGGACTCAGTATTCTCAAAATTCAACTTAAGAACACCAGATGCAATGTTACTGCTGAAAGTTCCAATAAACTTAGGGGAATATCCTAAAGTGCTATTATCAAAGAAGAAATCTGATCTATAAGTATCAGTTCCATCATGATCAACGAACATATCAACAATAGTCTTGTCCTTAGTAACCGTGTCAATAAGTTCAATATTTGCAAATATTGATTCAGTACCACTTGAAGAACCTTCAAAAACTAATCCTGTAGAACCAACACCGACGGAAACATTGTTTCCAATCAGATTAACAAATCCGACTGATTGTGTACCAACACCAGCAAGGGTTGTGTTAAAGTTGTTCTTTATAAACTTGACATCCAAATCATCATTGAAAGGATCGTCAGGTGTAAGTCTCAGTGAAACATTATCAAAAGCATCCTTAAATGCCTGAATGTCAGCAAGGTCATCTTTCGTGTTGTGAATAGATGCTCTCTCAACAGTAATTAAATCATCATTCTTTGTATTAACAACAATCAGTTCAGTCGCTTGAAGATCTTTGCTATTTGGTTTGATCATTTGAACCAAATATCTACTGTATCCATCATTGGCAATAAACTTATCAATATCACGATACAGGGTTGTATTAGCATTCTCTTGATTGGAGAATTGATTATTGAAGTTATCAATCGTCAGAACTCTATTGGTCTTACATTCAATATAATCGGCAAGTCTCTTATTCTGGAACTTGATGAACTTGGACTTGTTGTTTGAAGCGTCAATGTCAATACCGAAATCAAAGAAGTTGACAGCATCAACTCTCATTGTGGTTCCGTTTGCATTAAGATTGATGATGTCAATCAAAGCACTGCTATTTGCAGAGGTGCTTGTTGCTGCAGAGACTGTTCCCTCTGTCGTAATTCCAGTATCAGCAAAGTTTTTCAATCCAGAAGAGTGGAGAATTCTATTAACAGGATTCACCCAATCTTCAAATTCTATTGGACTCTTAATACTATAAGACAGGTTTTGATAGTAATCATTGTCGGGGATGACTTGATAATCTTCGTTCAACTTGCCGGTGTCATTTGACCAACCATAATCCGTTTCAAGAGAGTAATCAACTTCAAAAATGCCAGTGTTTTCATCAATTTTGTTGATAGTTGCTACTGTGCCAGAATTTTTTCCGACAATCACATCATCTTCAGATAACTCATAAGTTCCATAAACTTTAATCGCATCATTAAGATTATTAGTAACTACCAGATCTACTTCAGTATAAGTGTTTCCAGACTTTATAAAGAGAGATTCCCCAACAATAAACTCTAATGGAGTTTGTACAACAGTAAATGTGGGATAGTTGTTTTTGTTAACAAGGGTCGCAAAAGTGCTTTGACCATCAGTTTGAGCAACACCAGCGTTAGTTGCATAAGGAGAAATATCAAATTCAACCTCTGCAGGATTGGTATTTCTGTA